TCGTCATCTGGAGCGCATCCCACAATCTCGAATGACGTGGATATTCTTTGCCGCACCCTCGATGAGCACAAATACGTGCGAGTTCCTATTGCTTCCACCATCGCAAAGCAATCGATGCCGATTCCGCTTAGATTTACTTCTGTTCGACAACCTTCGACTTTAAATGACGAAGAAACTTCTAAGCTCGGAGCATGGCAAGTGATTCGGATTTTATTTCCGCGAACACTAACGATAGTGTCTTTGCGTAATCTCTCCCCTCCACCACCACCAGGGAGATCAGTCGGTGAGATTGGAGGCGCGATTTGCGCCACCAATAGCCCTTGCACGCCGATTGAAAGCGGTGTCGGGCTTGCCAGCAAGCCTTGCGTTGCAATGAGCAAGGATGCGATCATGCTTTAAATCCGAGTAACAACCGTATTCGTAGTTCCGTCACCGGTGATCGCTTGCGTAATTGCCCCAGCTGATCGCTGAGTTGGTGTGACGGTCAAAGCATTGGCAATGTCGAGTCCGTGGATCGCGTGAACCTCGGTGATCTCCGTGAGTTCTGGCGCGAGTTCGGTTCGGGTGGCACTTGCATTTGCTGCTGCGGTTGGTGGCGTTGTGTATGACGCGCTGGCAAGTCTACTAGAAGTTGCAACATCAATGCGCCCAAGCTCAACCCCAAGCTCCGATCTTACGGCTATTGCCGTCCCTGCGGTTGTGGCAGTTGAAAGATCATTCACAAGAATCTCGGCTGATCCATTCCACGCAATCGATCCGCTGGCAATAGGAGTTGTGGAATTATAAAAAGCAACCTGATATGTCCCTGCTGTAATCGCTGGCATATTGCCAGTATAAAAACGAGTTGTCCCAATCTCCGCGCAAGTTATCGCCGAGCCTACCGTGATCCCAGATTTAAAGAGTTGAGCCGTCACCGTCAGACCTGTTGCCGGTTGCGCTGTGTTTAATTCGTTTGCCATATATTAGGAGTTCAATATTGCGATTGCTTCTTGCGTTGTTTCTGTGAATCCAAATGGAGCATTTGTCCAATCGCTTCGGGGCGCTTGATCTGCCGCGTATGCGGCGATCATCCCATCTGTCCAACCCTTAACTGCCGTCAGTTTTGGCGAGGATTTGCCTGCCGAAATTAGTTGTCCGCTCAAATCAAGAAGCGTCACAAGTCCGGTTGAATTGTATCCTTCCTGGTTCAACCATTCTTCTGCTGTCCACGAAGGCGGTGGGGGGATGACCCATTGACCATTATCCCATATCGCATTAGGCGATGGTTTCGGCGGAGCCTCAATCCATTCTTGCAATTTTGGGTTGTTTGATTCTTCCCAAGTGTCGATCAAAGATTGCGCCAAATCACGAAGATCGGAAGGATTTGTTCGATTGTAATAATTAGGCATAGACTCTTGTATGGTTGGCGACGGTTGCCGAGTTGTTGTTTGTTATGGTCAAGCCGCCCTTCTGGTCGATGAGGTCGCGGACGAGCGGGGCGTAGAAGACAAGCGATTGAGGACGGATTTTGTCGCAGGTCATTCCTTTGGCGAGGGAAGCGATTTCGGCGGCGGTGAGGGCGACCGACCAGATTCCGACTTCGGCGATGCGGCCGCTCATTCTGTTCGTGGCCACAGCTGCGTTTGCGGCTATTTGCGCTCGCGTTAAAGTAATATTATTTTGAGTGCTTGTATTTGTTGAGCTGTTTGCACCATTGATATATGCAGTTCTATTATTTAAATTTGTCCATACTCCTGCCGCGTGGCTCCATGTGTTTGCGGAATATCCTGCGGTAGTATATGCAAAATATGGCCCAGCCCCTCCGTAATCAAACGCTCCAACGGGGTCTCCTGCATTTGCACCAAAAATAGCAAGTGCAAAATAACTACTCAAAGAGCTGGTTACAGAGACCAAATAGTCGCTTGTAGTAGTCTGGGATGCATTAAACCAGCATGCCATCGTTAGTGGAGGCCCACTTACTGGCGAACTGGTCATGCTTAAATACTGACTGCTCGCGGCTGTGAAGTCGTAAGCCATTACGCCGCGCTCCTTACTTCGACGGCGATGAGTTCGGCATCGCCCGTCATGGTATCCGATCCGCTTGTTGCATTGCGTGTGACTTTTAACCGGAAAGCATCACCAGCGGTGACGGAGTCGATTGTCGTCAGAGTTATTTCTGTATAATTGGGAATGCCGCTTGTTCCGCTTGTTGCTGCCGTTGCGCTTGCTGCTGTATCGAACGAGTCAGCGTCCATATCCGTAGTCATTCGCTCCAATGCAACTTGCCACACGCAATTTCCTGTCGTGGCAGTTGTCGCAGCCCAGATTAAGCGGATCTTTAGACCACTTGAAAGGATTGCGAATTGTGGAATGACATCGAGAAAAATAGAGTTCTCGATTGTCGTATCGTCGAAATCTAAAACGGCGATAGAATTTCGCGTGTCAAGCGTTGCAAATGCAGTTGCTGGCGGTTGGTTTTCTCGCGACGTAAACGTGCAAAAAGTGCCGACGCCATTTTGCAGGATGTTTGACGCGATCATGCGAGCAATATCAATGCATTCGTTTCGGTTGGTTTAGGGAACTTAAGTTCAAATGTTCCATCAAAAACGCCACGTTCGCCACCAAAGGCAAGGACGCACATGACAGCATTATCTTTTGACGCATTGTAAACAACGGCTCCGGCAGCCTGGAATGATGCGCGGTTCAGTTTGATGTCATCGAACGAAACCCACGCTGATTTCCCTGCAACGCCTGTCTTGAATCCCGATAGCTTTATGCCACCGGCCTCATACCCGTTGCCGCTAATCTCGCCGTTCGGCGTGTATTTCTGAAGTTCCGGCCCGATCTTCGCATCCGTTCTGTATAGCGCGATTTTATATTGATCGTTAGGTTGATGCAGACCTATCAAAAAGGCTTGCTTTGCTGAGAGTGCGATTCCTTGTGTTATCATTTGGTTTGTGCTTGGCAGACGGCTGCGCGTTGTGCGGTTTCTGGGTATTCGGAGATCATCACATCATCGCCCATACAGCGAGAGACGAAGTCAGATTTAGATTCGCCTATCGATGGGGTCGGCATAACCATTTCGGAAATCAAATTAACGCCGTTAAATCTTCCGTGTTGATCGCGTGAGAATTTCATTCCCTTTTGTTTTGACGCAGCTTCTTTTGCTGCCATCACGCTCGTCTTATTAGCGGCCCATGTCTGCCCTGCGTCTCCGCCCCACAACGCCCATGCAATGCGGCCTGCGGATGGGAATCCATCTTCGTCTGGTTGAAAACCCTGTCCCTTTTTATCAACTTCGTGCCGTGAAAAATATGAGTGCATTCTTTTAACGGTATCGTCGGACAAGTTCTTGCCGTTCGAAATGTCGCGAGCGCGGGCAACTCCTACCGCTGTCCCGCCTCGGTTGTATTCTTCGCGCCACTTTAAGCCCTTTAGCGCTTCTTCGACCATACCTTTGCTTGGCTTGTTCTCGTCTGCGAGATCGGTTTGCTTGAGTTGCTCTTGTGGTGGCTCTGGTTTCGGCTCTTCTTGCGCGATAGGTGCGGAAATAGGTGCGGCGGCTTGAATGGGAATGATAGAATCTGAAATATATTCGGATGGAATATCCATTTCTGTGCCGAGCGCGACGATCATCGCGGCCTCCTTCGCTCTTGCGCGAAGTGCCTCTTCGTAATCCTCGCCCATGTCTGAATAAATCTGCCCTGCTGTTTTCAATCCAGCTTTCCAGAGTTCGATATCTGCGCGTGCTTCGCGTCCGTAATCAATGCTTACCTTGGCAGGCCAGCACCAGCGGCCATCAAGCAAGTATTCGGAATCTGGAATGAGTCCGCGCGAAGCGGCGTCGAGCAAGATAACATTTTTGATGCGGTTGAGGAATTGACCTTCCAAGAGTCCACGCCACCGGAGGAACGTGCGCTCTGCCATCGCGGCCTCCATTCGAGCCATCGGCCCCGACTTATCGGCGTCGAACGCAAATCCGTAAGGAAGACCGACGGCCATGCAAATGTGAGCCTGCACCAAGCGGATAAATTCTCCGAATGCGCCGGTCGGACGGTCGCTCTTGAACATTTCCATCTTCTCGCCCGATCCGAGATAGTTGACCGTGCCAGGGTCGAGCGACTGCAAGCGTGCGACTTGGCCTTGATCGTTTGAGTTGCCGCGAGCGAAGTAATCGCCAGCGTCGGCTGCGCCTGATTCGGTGGTGATGACGCCGCTTTGATAGCTTGCGTATTTGATCGCTTGCACTTCGGCTTTTATGGCTTCTTGCAGATCGCGAGTTGCGTTCAGCGCAGTAGCGAAAGCAGAGCGCCCACGATATTCGTCAAGTCTTGCTGCGTCGAATAGGTGGATAAACTCTTTTGCAACAATATCAGTAGGAGAAATATACTGGTTATTGATAGTACGCGTAAAAATAGTGTATGAAACGGGTCTTCCATAGTCGTCTACGTTGATACCTCCGATGTATTTATCCGTATCCGTGCGGTCGTAAGGCGATCCGATGCGGTCGGCTTCCACGCTTTGCAATTTTAAATCTTCTCCGTCACGAACAATAATAAATCCGCAGTCGCCATCGCGCAGCATTGCGGTAACAGCAAGCTGTAAAAGAGTTGTGAAATTGTGACGGCCTAGAAAGTCGCAGTCGTTGCACCATTTCTGCCAGTAGCGTTCGATGGCGGTGTCCGCTTCGCGGTCGCCGGTGCGTGCTTGGTATGCGATGCGCCCCGAAACGTAGGTTGCAAACTTGAGAAGGAGAGAACGAACAGGCGGAAAATTGTCTGCGAGATCGCGAGCGGCTCGGATGAGAGAATACCTTTCGCGAGTTCCGCTTGTGTCCTCGCCACCGCTG